GTGGCAATGGCAAGAGCTTGGCCTTGGGTGATAAAGGATTTGCCGGCGCCTGGCGCTCCGCCTGTAATGCCGAAAGACTTTTCCGCCACCAGACCGTCGATCAGGTATTCGGGATCCGGCATTGTTTTAATCTGCCGGACGTCAAGATAGGGAAACGCCCCTTCCGGCAGCGGATCGACAAAGATCTCGCCCGTCTCAGCGTCGAACCGGTAATTGACTGCTACGGGCTCCTCTGGGCGCGATTGCGGCTGCTCCTTTGTTGGCTTCTCAACCTTGGCGTGCTCCGCTACCTTTTCATCCCACTGCTTGACAGCGATAGACCATTTTACCCGAAACAATGTTTCGCCACGGCCTTCGCGTTCTAACAAATCGGCGTTTAACGTCCCATGCTCGACGATCCGGCTTTTGACGTTTCGCAGATAAGTTTGGAACAGATCGTTTTCGGCTGCTTTCAGCTCGTTTGGCGATATCATCGGGGCTTCGCGCTTTAGATCGACAATCCTCGCCCATATGATGCGCGTCATGTAGTCTTCGCGGCCATCGATGAGCTTGCCAAAGGCGTTTGTTTCGTAGTCCGGCGTTGCCGTGTGCTGGATCTGTCCTGCCGGCGTCATCGGACGCCCGCCATGCTTTTCGGCTAGGCGGTCGATTTCAACGCAGAGCCAATGAGGAGCATCAGCGATTTCAACCGACCACGGCTCGAATCCGTCATCCCATTGGTAGCGGTTGCCAGACTCATGGAGCGAAGGGGGCAGGACGGCAAAGCCACCTTGGCCACGGATATCGACGCCTATGGACGTCTTGAACGTCGGTGGCAACCAATCGGACGGCGCACGGAAAAGATACTGCTTGCCGCCCCCGCCTGTGGTCTGTGCGACCGTTTCAAGGTCGGACAGGCTTGGCGCTTGCTCTATTATATATTGCCACCACGCGGCGGCTTCTGGGTTACGGTGGAGATCGACGTCAACGACGAAGATGCCGTTTGATGCCTTGCCGGTGATGAGGCCCATGTTCTGCCGGCGGGTATGCTCGCCGCTGGCGCCATACCAACGCTCGAAGGTCAGATCCGGCACGATCTCGTTTTGTAGAGATTTCCAACTGACCGCCGGAAGCTTCCATTGCCCGCCTTTGTTGGGCGAGAGCGATGGTACGACTTGGATATGCAGCGATCTGTAGAAACTTGCATAGTCGGATGGACTAGCAAATTCAGGGTCAAATTCTGTTTGAGACATTATCATTATCTTTTTTTAATCGCCAAAATAAATCGCGGAAATAAATCGCGGATTAATCGCCGACGAAAGAAACCGCGATTAATGCGGCTTCTGCCCTGCCGTGATCCTTCTTTCTGCTNAATCCGGTATTGGCCGGAAACAGCCTTATTGCGAGCGCTCTGGCTTCTTCTTTGTCGGAACCAAGGCGAAGCTTTTTCTTCCAAAAAGTAGGCGTTACCAAGTGCATAGGCACATGAGAAGCGCCGACAACGCCGAGCGCGATGCCGTAAGCTACGCCGAACTTGAACGTCGAAGCGACGCCTTGTTTTGGCATAGAATGAACGGCTTCAATAATCGCCACGTCCGGCGAATATTGGCGAATTAAATCCGCGAGAGCAGGACCATTAACCTGACCATCAACGACCGGAACGTCATAGACCGATACATCTTTAAATTCAGGGAAATAGAAAGCGACAGCGCCCGAAATGCCTGGGTCAACGCCCATAACGCAGGAATATTTCATGCGACCATCAACCTCTTGCGCTTATCGAGCTGCAAAAAGTCTTCGTGGGTAATCTTGCCCTTCGACAAGACCATTATGTCATGGCGCCATTTGTAGGGGACATGATCCCGCTGCCGCCATTTCTTGCGAGTAAAATACGGGATGCCAAGCGCTTCGGCTGCCTTTTCAACTTCGTCCCAATTCATCACTTTCTCTCCAAAGCATCGTCTAATTTGTCGGCTAAATGTCGCAAGGCGGCGCTTGTTGATTTCAAAATTGGCTTGGCGCCTTCATCAATTAGGCCATTTTTGCCCAATTCATGGCCTTCGATCATGCCTTTGACGGCTTTTCGAAGATCCACCTGATAATAATAAGTTGGATCGCTGATTGTGTAGGGATCGTAATAATAAACATTTAACAAGAACGGGTTAGTAACGGTCGGACCGCCAAAACCATCGGTGCCTTTTTCGGTCTCACCAATCTTTGACCATTCAATCGGGAAAAAACAATCGCCCTTCATTTTCTTAGGATTACCGTTTTTCGGCGTTAAATCTTTTAATATTTTCTTACTAACTTCGTCTAAATGACGGTTGAGGATCCATTCTATTTCAGCGTAAGTTTTCATTTGATCACCTTTCTCAATCACGAATCAGTTTTTTCAAATTGGACAAAACGTCCAAAACTGTCAACTGGTCTTTTCAGATTTCCGAAAATTTGTTATGAGTTGTCTTCCCCCCACCGGAGTATCCCCTATGTCGTTTCAAGATCTTGTCGCCAAGGTCGAAGCTTTGATCAATTCCAAGGCTCAGACTTCTTCTGCTCTTGCCGATGCCAATGCACAGATTGCTTCCCTTCAGGCTGAAGTAGCTTCGTTACAGGCTGCTGCCGCCTCTGCGGTTCAGGAATCCGACGTTGACGCTCTCAGCGCCAAAGTAGACGCTGCCAACGCGCAGTAAATAGTTTGCCCCGTCAGAAATGGCGGGGCAACGCACTTGACGACGCAAAAACGTCGTGTCTATATTGATTCCCGATAAATAAATTTATTAAGGATTGAGATGTCTAACTTTGAAAAATACGGAATTGAGCACCTTTCCCCATCCTCCTGCAATCTCTTTACTGCTTCGCCGGCGATGTTTGTCCTTCAGAAATGTTTGGGCAAAAAGACATCTGTTGGTGCTGCAGCTCATCGAGGAAGTGCCGTTGAGCATGGTCTGGCTCATTTTTTAACAACAGGTGATGCCGCTGGCGCCGTCAGTTTGGCCAAAAATGAATTTGCTACATTGACGGCCATGATTGGGGATCCACGGCAAGAAAAAGAAGCCGCTGCTATTGCCGACATGGTGATGACGGCGATTGCTGAAACAAAGGATTACGGCAAGCCGTCATCCATGCAGGGCAAAATTGAGTATAAGGTCGAAGGTTTATCTGTGCCGCTGATCGGATACTACGACTTTGAGTTTGAAGATCATGGCGTTTTGATTGATTTAAAAACTACCCATGCTTTGCCGTCCAAGATCTCAACGAATCATGCCCGACAGGTTGCGCTCTATGTCGCCGCCCGTGGTGACAATCTGGACGCACGGATTACTTATGTCACGTCCAAGAAAAGCGCGACGTACCAGCTTGAAAACAAGCGGGAGCACGTTCAGGCGTTAGAGAAGATTGCGTTAACCATACAGAAATTTATAGGAATTAGCGACGACCCTTATGAATTGGCGTCGTTAGTAGTACCCGATGTCGATACGTTTTATTTTTCTGATCCGATAACTCGGCAGATGGCGTTTGAGATTTGGGGACTTTGATAAGGCAAGGCGCTGGCCAGATAGCGTCATCATTGAAAAAAGGACAATAAACTATGGCACTTGGATTTAATCTTGAGAGCAATTCGGGCGGCGGTAACTTTCTCCCGATTTGCAAATTTGATGCTCGCTCAGGCCGGATGTTCCGCCGTGATCGGGATAACGGTGAAAACGTAGACGTAGATATTACCAAGACGTTTAAAGCTGTAATTGACTTTGAAAACTTGGAAGTCGGATTCATTAACTTTAATACGGGTGGCGCACCGCACTTTGCGATGGCTACTTATGGCGACACAATGCCAGACAAGCCTTCGCCGGATCATAAGCCTGGCGTTCGTTTTGTCGCTAAGCTTGCTTCGGCGTGCGGCGGAGACGTCCGCGAAATGGCTTCGAACGCTAAGGCGTTCTTGGTCGGCGTCGATCAGCTTCATAACGATTACTTGGCAGGTCTTGCCAAGAATGCCGGTCAGCTCCCTGTTGTGGTGTTGGCCGATACTGTTCCGGTCGTGTCGGGTGAGGGGTCCAAGCGCACGACCAACTACAGCCCAGTGTTCGAGATTACCGGCTGGGTAAAACGTCCCGACGATCTGGGTGGCAGCACCCGTGTCGCCGCGACGCCTAAGGCTACACCGCCGGCAACAGGCGCGAACAAGGTGTCAGCCCCTTCGAAGAAAGCTCCTGCGGACGACGAAGACTTTGGCTAAGTAAATTGGGGCGGCTTCGCGCCGCCCCTTCCATCATTGGAGATTAAATTGAGATTCCTATTGACCATGAATATGCCGGTTAAGAGCGGCGCACCTATCCATCAAATTATGTGTGAGCATCCACAAGCCAAAACCGTTGAAGAATTTGTTCTCGTTTTAGGACAGAATGATTTCACCATTGTGGATGAGTACTACAAGGACAACAATTCGTCTTTGTATTACAACGCCGGAAAGATCGCGTTGAATTACAGATATGTCGGTAAAATCAAGGCTGTAGGGGATAATGCAACTTATTTGAGGGACTAAATATGCAAGTTATTAAAGATCGTGAAAAAACACATGGAAATTATCAAACGCAGTCCGGTCTGGCGCAAAAATTTAAAAAGACGTTTCGCAGCAGCCCAAATTGGGACAAGCTTAACGAGCCGCAAACGGAAGCGCTTGAGGCAATCGCAATCAAGTTGGCTAGGATTTTGGCCGGAGATGTCAACTGCAAGGATCACTGGCTTGACATTCAAGGGTATGCCTTCTTGGGTGGCGACTATTCGCCGATAGTGCCTGGGATGCCAAAGGCGCCGGACTTTACAGCAGATCCATTTCCGGCAATTATCAATAAGTCGGCCTAACCTCCCAGCGCCGATCTTTCAACACACTGACTTACCCCCTAGCAAAACGGCTAGGGGGACTTTTTAAATAAATTAAATATGGAGATGAATAATGAGTATTCAGGAACGCATATACCATTACATAAAGAAGCTTGAAGAAGCTTGTGACGAGGCTGCGGTCGAGCGGCTAGAGATGGTTCCAAAGCGCCATTACGATAATCTTGAAGGCTGCATTCAGCGCTGTATCGACATGATTGAGACGTTGGCCAATAAACTGCCTTTGGAAGAAAAAGAGCTGCGCGATGATGCGCGGATCTATTTAGGGATCTTGCGGGATCTGATTTACGGCAGAACGATCAGACCTTACCGCACAATTCAAGAACAAGCTGCAGACAACGCTAAGAAGCTTGCTGAAGATACTAAATTATCGCGTCCTAAGAGGAAGAAAAAATGACTGAAGGGGAAGATTTAAAAAACGCTGGCATAGCGCAAGTTGCTGAAAATAACGATATGTGGATGATTAAAGCCATTCACCTTTATAACCAATGGGCCAGAGACAAGGTCGGCGTTGCCGTAACAGGCGAGTCGATTCGCAAATTGATTTCGTTTCATGGCATTGTGCCAAAACATCCTAATGCATGGGGCGCATTAATTAATCATTTGATTAAGCAACAGCGCCTGAAGCCAACAAAAGATTGGGTGAAGATGTCTGATCCCAAAAGCCATGCCCGTTTAACCCCGCTTTATGAAGTGATGCCATGACTGACAACCCACACTACGTGACGCCTGAAGAGGCAAAAGAAAAATATTGCCCACAACCCGACTTCACTAATTGCCTTGGCCCCAAGTGCATGGCTTGGCGGTGGGGGAAATTAAAAGAACCAGAATATCGCGTTGAAAATAACATAATGGGTCCACATGATTACAGCACAACCCATGGCTATTGCGGGATGGTGCGGTCATGAAATCTGTTTATCAATATTTCATGAAAGAGTTTTATGAGGACAAACCACAAGCAATTTTTGTCACTATAATGTTTATTGGACTTGTGGTCCCAGCTGCCGCTCTTGGAATTTTTATCTTATGGACAATGTTGCTAGAACTTATTTCCGTAATTTTGTTTGGGTCAACTTTTTAAAGGAAGGCGTGTTATGACTAAATGGCAACCAATAGAAACAGCGCCACACGACAAACCAATTTTGGTTCAATTAAAAGATTCCTGTGTGATGATGGCATGTTTCAATATTTTAACTCTCCAATGGGAAATTGTGGGTTATAATTGTCC